AGAAGGAAGGGCGCCGTCGGCGCGAACGGGTCATCGCCGAGCGACCCGTCGGGCAGTCGGTCGCCGTCGACGAACACTTTGCAGTCGATGCCCGTCGTCATGCGCTGCGCCGTTCCAGGGTGACGCCGCCGGTTCGACGAGCCCGGCCGACGAGTATGCCTTCGATCCGTCGGGCGATCGTGTCGGCCGAATCCAGACCGCCGTAAACCGTGATCGACAGACCGCCCGAACTCGACGCGAAACCGCCCGTCGCCGCGCTGAACGACGGCGCCAGGAGTCCACCCCGACCGACGCCGACGGCCGCGCCAGCCGGGGCAGCTTTACCGGCGCCGAAGAGACCGCCGAGATTCGGAATCTTGATTTTCGATATCCAGCCGATGACGTTTTTTACGGCGTCGACGACGGCATTAAACGCGGACGACAGCGCGCGTATCGGCGCGAGTATCGCGTCGATGACCGAGACGACGACGTTTTTAAGCGCGGTCCAGGCGGTTTTTCCTGCCGCTAGTATCGCGTTCCAGATTCCGACGATGATCGCCTGTATCGACCGGACGATCGAGACGATAAACGAAATCGCCGCATTCGTCGCCGTCGTTATTCCGCTCCATGCCGCTTTAGCGGCATTGACGATCGCCGACCACATACCGATGAAGAAATTACGGAAACCCTCGCATTTATTCCAGAGCAGCACGAAGACGACGACGAGCGCGACGACGAGCAGAATAATCCAGGTGATCGGCGACGCCAACCAAGCCGCATTCATCGCGAGAGTAACGATCGCGCCGATGCTCATTGCCGCGTTATAGATGACGATCGCCGCCGCGAGCGCGAGCACGACGCCGACGATAATGCCGACGAGTGTCGTATTTTCTCCGATCCATTTCGCGAACGTTGCAAGCGCGTCGGCCGCTGCGACGACGATCGGGAGCAGAGCTTCGCCGAGCGCCGCCGTCGCGTCGGCGAATGTCGCGTTCGCGATTTGCGTCGACCCGGCCGCCGAGTCGGATTCGCGCGCGAATTGACCCATCGCGCCCCCGGCTTGATCGGTCGCCATTTGCAGAATGGTCTGCGCCTTCGCCGTCGTCGCCGCTTCGCCGGTCAGACCCGACATACCCTTCGCCGCGAGTTCCGCGTTAACGCGGGTCTGAGACAGCGCCAGACCATATTTCTCGGCGGGGTCCGCTTCGCCGCGCAGCGCCGCCGTGAGCGCGTTAACCGCATCCGACGTCGTACCGCCATAGGTCGCCGCGAGATCGGCGCCCAGGGTAAGCAGGTCTTTCGTACCCGCTAGCGCCTCTTTCCCGCCGAGACCCATATTTTTCAGCGACGCGCCCGCCTTCGACGCCAGCTCCGCATATTGCGTTTTCGACAGACCTAGGTCTTTCGCCGCCGAGTCTGCCCATTTCTTGACCGTGTCGGCATTTTTGCCGAAGACCGCGTCGAGCGCGCCCATCGCCTGTTCGGAGTCGGACGCCGCCTTCGTCGTCGCGACCCCGATACCGGCGATAGCGGCGATCGTGCCGAGCGCCGGACCCTGTAGATTCTTCATCCCGGCATTGAACTTGTCGAAGCCGCCCGCCGCTTCGTCGATGCCCTTGCCGGCCTTCGACGCGTCGGTCACGATTTTGATTACGAGCGAGACCGCGTTACCGCTTGCCATTGCGCGCCGCCTTCATCTCTTCGGCTTGGATTCGTAGAACATCGAGCACGGTCGCGAGGGTCGCATCGTCTTCATTCCTCCATTGCTCGACGGCGATATTCGTCGCGATCGCGATCTCGACTAGGAGTCGGTTTCGACTTCCGGCGACGTAGGGTCCACAGCATCAACCCCGGCTTGCGTGACTTCGATTAGGGTCGACTCGAAGGCATCCCATGACCCCGTAATCTGTCCCGTTCGGATCAGCGCGTAAAACGACGAGACCGCCGTTAGCTTGATCGCCGAGTCGAGCGGTTTACCCCAGGATTTATGGTTCGCGAAGAGTGTTTCGGCCGACGCGATATCGCGCGTGATCGACTGCACTTCGAGTTCGGCCCAGGTGTCGGGGTCTTCGGGGTCGCCGAGAATGACCCGATAGCGCGGCGACGACAGCTTGATCGGTCCGCTCATGATGCACCCCCCGACGCGCCTTGCACCCGGCCGACGTAAGTGTCGATCAGGTCTCGGTAAACCGATATCCACGTGTCTTGGGTTTCGTTGACCGCGTCGACGGCGAAGTGAGTCGCGCGGATGTTGTGCGGTCCGCGCTTGCCGGGGCGCGGACCCGTACCCCAGTGAACCGCGTTCGCGTAGGGGATGCCCGCGCCGCCGAAGCGGATAACCGCATCCGTCTTCGACGAGCCGGGACGCCAGGATGACGCCAGGAGACCCGACCGTCGGGGGGCGCGCTGCGCGGACTCGGCGCCGACGTACTGAGAGACTTCGGCGTGAGCCGACTTCATATCGTTGACGTCGATGCCGAGCCGCTTCAGCGTTGCGCGAAGCTCTGGCAAGCCTTCGACCGTATAGGGTGCCGCCGTACCCATGATCTACGCCGCTTCGCTCTCGGCCGCAGCTGGCGCGGTCGCGCCGGGTGCCTGTCGGCCGTTTATGACGATCGGTCCGCTTGCCGCATCCGCGAGCGGGGCGCCATAGGTGTACGTCGGTGCGCCGACGATCGAGAACTCGAAGTCGCTCGTAAGATCGTCGCCGTAAGCGTCGGCGCCGAAGTCGAGCGGGTCGATAATTAATACCCCGGCCGCTGAGGTAACCCCCGGCGTCGACGGAACGAAGATGAAATCTTGCTCCGTGCCCGGGACCGACTGCGACAGAGCGAAGAGACCGTCGGCCGCTTCGGAGTCGATGTCGAGATTTCCCGTCAGCGAATAGGTATAGGTAATCTTCCCCGGCTTGACCGTTCCACAGAGCTTCGTCGTCGAGTCGGCTTCATCTTTGCTCGACGTGATCCGGCATCCGTTTATCAGACACTCGACGTCGATTTCCGTGCCGGTCGCGCCGATCGAGAGCGTGCCGGGTCCGAATACTGGCATAGCGATATTCCTTTCCTAGCTGATTCGCGCGGACCAAGTCAGCACGTATATCGGGACGAGCGCCCCGTCGGTCATGAGCGCGTCGTCGGGTCGCGCGTTCGCGACCGCGTTGTCGAGCGCCCATTGCACCCGGCCGATTAGGTCGGATTGCGCCTTCAGGTTGTTTGTCGTTCCCGCGTCGCCGGTGATGCTCCACGCCGTGAAGTCGGCATCCCAACAGTTTTTCCCGAACCGATACGAGAGCGTCGGGGGTCGGACGAGCACGCACGGCGGGTTAACGTCGCGCGCGTCGGAAACGGCGCGGATGCCGTGCGCTTCGAGAGTGTCGATGACCGCTTGCACGGCCGCAGCGATATCCATCGGTTACGCCGTGATCGGGGGCGCCCAGGCGCCCGTATGCAACGCGCGTTCGATATCGGTGTCGTAGCGGGTGACGAAAGACGCCACTTCGCCGAACACTTCGACCCCGGCCGGGGAGTTCCGACGTCGGAACTCCCGAGCCGCATACATAACCGCGCCGTTATACGCTTCGGCATCCGGCGCATAGCTCGCCGGGTCGGTCTCCGTTGCCGGGATCGCGAACTCTGGCCGGCATCGCTCGACGTAGGGTTCGGCCATTGCGCAGACCATCGCGAGAACATCGTCGTCGGTCGTGTCGTAGTCGCGCAGCCGAAGCCACGTTTTTACGTCGTCCGGCGCGAGCCATTCCGGCGCGAAGCTCGGCGGGGTTACGGGGTCGCTCATGATCTCTACTTCGACGCCGACTTCGCCGCCAGGGGAACGACGGCCGTCGTTACCGAAGCCGCCGCCCGGAGATCGGTAACCGCGAACGCCGAGCGGGTCTCTGCCAGGATGACGAGCATGTTGCGAACGAAGTAGTCGTCATGCGAGTCGGTCATAAATACGGCCGTCTTCGCCCGGTCGAACCAGGTAACCGCCGACTGGAAGTCGCCGACTTCGGCCGTGCCGAGCACCTGCGCCGGGTTCGGAATCGGGGTCAGACCCCAGTAAGACCCGTATGCGGTCGGTCCGTTGTTCGAGTCCATCGCCGTATCGACGTCGAGATTCGCCCAGTCGGCCGGGTTCAGAAGTACCGCGTTCGGGTTATATCCGTTCGCCTGTACGACGCCGGCCGCCTGTCGAATGCCTTTCAGGAGATCGGGATCGTTGACTTCGGTAAACGCTGCGCCGCCGATCGTCGCCGCCGCCGCCTTCGCGAGCGCGTTGGTCAGACCGCGCCGGAGTTCGCCTTCGACGATCGACTGGATGCGCGGGTAGTCTTCGAGCGCCTGTCGGGTAATCGCCTTCCAGTGTGCGTATGTTTGCAGACCGACCGTCTCTTCGGTCGGTGCGAAGGTCGCTTCCGGCTTGACCGCGCCTTCGGCGACGACGGCCGCGTCGCTCGGATCGCTCCACGTGATATACGAGACCGCATTGCCGGCGACGGTCTCATGACCGATGACGTTCAGCAGCGGCGCCGAATAGGTCGGGAGCGGGGGAATCACTGGGATCGGCGGCAAGTTGAGATCGGCCGTCGTGATCGCCGCGCGGGTTTCCAAGAATCCGCCGAACTCGACGCGACGGGAAGTCCCGGCGCCTTCGTAGCTCTTGAACGCGTCGGATTCGATGAAGAGTTCGCCGACCGACTTCGGGGTCTCGACTTTGCCCGCGTCGCGCGAGTTCATCATCCGGCGTTCGTGCGACTCTTCGAGTCGGCTCGATGCCGAGATGATCGTTTCGAAACGGTCGTTCGCTTCGAGCGCCGTGCGAAGCTGAACGATCTCGGTGTCGAGCGCTTCGATCTCTTTGCGCCAGCCGTCGAGTTGCGTTCGCTGTTCGACCGACGGGTTTACGCCGTCGGTCGCGCAGCGGTCGAGTACGCCGGTAGCGGCATCCGCGAGTGTTGCGCGTTCGCGAAGTTTCGCGTTCAGATATGCGACAGACATTGCATTCGTTCCTTTCAAGAGTGAATGTCGAAATTGATTGATTTCGAGCGTTCCCCTTGCGAGAACGTTGCACGACTAGAAGCCGGTTTCCCTACGGATGCGTCGCACCGACCCTACGGTCGAAGATGCGCCATAAGTAGAGTCTCCGCCTTTCGCGGTCGATCGTCAATAGCGATATCGAGCGGCGCGAATGCGGCGCGAAGCTCGGCGAGATCATCCGCCGAGCGGACCGACAGAATCTCCGCGTCGTCGTAGGCCGGGTCTTCGACGAGCGAGACATGATCGAGCCGCGCCGCCGTAATCACCCGAACCCCGTCGCGCCGTTGCTCGGTGCGCGGGACGAAACCGATGCTGAGACCCCGATAAACGCCTTCCTCAGCGTTCGCGCGCGCGCTCTCGCCTTCGGGGGTACGGTTCAGCCGGAAACGCGCCCAGAGACCCGCCGAGCGCTCTTCGAACGCGGCCGAGTATCCGACCGGGACGCGTTGCATCGAATGGTTATAGTCGGTCAGTTTCACGCGCGCTTTGCTCGCCAGGAGTTCCGCGAAGGCGCCGCGCGCGAACATCTCAGGGATTGCCCCGGCTCGATCTGTCGGCCGCTCGTAGGGGACGCATATGCCTTCGATGAAGTGCCGCCCGGTCTCGTCGGCGCGAAGCTCGACCGCGTCGAGCGACACGAAAGTCGTTTCCATCTTTGATCTCCCTATACGATCGGGGTCGGGGTCTCAGCTGGCGCGGATGCTGCGCCAGCTGAGATGGGTTCGGTCGCCGGCAACGGCGCCCAGTCTTCGAGTTCGCGCACTTGATCGACGGTCATAAACCCGGCGTCGATCGCGACTTTGTAAGCGGCATAGCGCGACGTCGTGTCGCCGCGCAGCAGTGCACGGAAATCGACTTTCATCGTCGTTCCGACCGGCAGTACGGCGTCGATCGCCTCTTCGATCTTTACCGCGATGCCCATTAGCGTGTCTTGCACGTAATCCGTGTTCGCCATTTCCAGATTCGAGTACGTGATCGAGCCGCCCATCGAAACGCCGAGCTTCGACGGCGGGACGCCGAACATCAGGCACGTTTCCCAAGCGTTAAGCCGCTTCATATCGATGTACTGCATCGTTTGCGGGTTAATGTCGATCGGGTGAAACTCGGTCGTTGCGTTCAGCACGGCGATACTCTTGCGCGTGCCGCCGTGCGCCTTCATCCAGGCGGTTTTTAGCGTGTCGGCTTGCGCTTGGGTGAGGTCGGGTTTCGTCGACGCCAGATAGCCATTCGGGACGCCGCGCTCGAAGAGATTATCCGCGAACTCTCGCACGTGCACGGCGAAGCCGAGATCGGCCGCGTGCGCGTCGATGACGCCGAGACCGCGCCGATAGCCCGGCCGAACGACCCATCGCGTTATCAGGAGTTCGCGCGCGTCGATGATATGCCAGCCGGGATATTCGGCGTCGGGGTCGAGAGAGTCGGGATCGGCGACGGCATACCGGCCGTCGGGCGTGAGTTCCAGATAGCGGGGGTTCAGATTGTAGAGCGGCGCGACGATGGGTCCAGTCGGTTCGCCCGCGTCGTCGCGGATTCTCGGCGTATAGGTAATGCCTTCGCCGAGCAGAATCGTCGACCGGAGATGCTGCGCCCAGAAGTCGACCCCCGAGAACCTAACCCCGAGTTCCCCGGCGAACGGGCGCCGCCCATCGCGCGCCGCGTTTTGCGGGTCGACGAGCCAGGCCGGGGGGTCGATCTCGGCTCGGCCGCGATAGGTCTTCCAGGGCATCGCCGACGTCTTGTCGGCGGTTAGCTGTAGGCATCGCGACACGGCGGGAAGACCCAGACCCGACGCGGGCGCGAGCGCGCCCGGGGGAGGATTGCCGAACGGACCGCCCGATCCGTCGGAGTCGGCCGGGCCTTCCCACCAAATCCAGGGTGCATCGACTTCCCATCCGTCGGGATCGTTGACCAAGAGATCGCGGCCGTCGGTTGCCGTATGAACGACGCCGACTTCGGTCGACGGGAAAGGAGACCGGACCGCGTCGTATTGCACCATACGTCGATAATCCACCAACTATCTAACATTCGACGTCGTCTCCGTTAACGACTTTCGACGATCTCGCGTTTCTCATGTACTCGGCTTGTCGGATCGTGAAATCGCCCGGGTGCGCGCGCCGCTCATGATCGGCCGCGAGACTCCACGCCGCCGCCTTATCCGTGCCGACGTCTTGAAATCCGCAGTCGCATACGATGACGACGCTAAAGCCGGTGCGATCGTAGCGAACATGCATCGCGACGCCTAGAAGATTTGCGAGTCGGGCGATGGGCGCGAGTGTTCCGCCGCCCATCGTGCGAGCGTCGCCGAGACGAGCGGGGTTTGCGAGACCGCGACCCGCCGTTCCCATTGCCAGGAGCGGCCGGGGGTCCGCTGCGCCGCCGCCGCCGCGTTGTCGATCGCGACATGATAATCCGACTGCCGGATCGTGACCGCGCCTTCGCGGATGCCCGCGTCGAAGCTGTAACACGACGCGATGAAGTCGGCCGACCGCATCGGGATCAGTTTCTCGGCGACGATCGAGATGCCGTCGAGCCGCCCGATCAAATCATGGCCGGGTCCGTAATCGTCGATCGCGATCGCGGCGACGTCGGCGCGCTCGGCGTAGGCGAGAACTTCGTCGAAGACCCAGTCGGCGCCCGGCCGATGGTCGAGCACTTCGACGATACCGTCGACGTAAGACGAGATCGTCGACGAGCGGCCGAACGGGTCAATGTCCAGACCGATGCCGGCCGGCCGGCTGGCCAGCTGCGCGG